TGACCAATTCACGCGAGATAGTAGCAGACGCAGATTTAAGATCTAGGGTCATCAGCTCATTGGTTAGACTTCCGGCGCGTGCAAAGCGCTGATTCGGAAGTTGATCCCTGATGTCTAGACCCAGTACTTGAAGCAACCGATCTTGGATCCATCGACCTATGCCCCCCTGTAACAACGTATTTAGGGTAGGCTGGATTTCGATGAATCTGTCGACAAGCGCGTTCTTCGGGACACTAACTAGCTGACTGGTTGATAAGACCAAATCTACGCAGAAATCTGCGTGCACCTCCCCGCCATCCTCCCAAAGAATCCATCCACCATGGAGATCAGTCCAGTGTGGTATGGATCTCAAGAATTCAGGCATCCAGGGGCTGTGCGCTAGTTCGTCGCTACACGTTGGCTGATCTGCAAGTTTTTCCTGCGGGCATGCCACGCCCTTTTTCACCGTGGTAGTAGCACCAGGTCCGAAAGCTAACTTAAGGTCGCAAATACGCGGTAGTGGTCCGAGGACTTTACGGATAAGCTTCTTGGCAGTGATAAGCTGCGTAAAAGAAGTGGCTGAAAAGCCATCCGGTATGTCCTTTTTGGTCCTAAAACGCGCGTTTGTTTCCTTGCATTTTGCTTCGGCCTCTTCGAAAATGACGTACGATCTGGCCTCCCTTTCTTCTGCCGATATTACAGGCAAAATGGGAAGTTTCTTGTACAGGGCTTGTATCTGCCTGCACGCGATAAGCTGGGAGACATCCCAGTCCAGATTGTAATCAAATTCGTATGCCAAGACGGCTTCATAGTTCCTTGCTTGAACAAGTTCAAGTAGGTAACGTCCAACTTGGCCGCCCCGCGGGGCAAGAGCTGATGTGAGAGTCTCAAGGATATTGAGTGTTGTCTCTACGCTTGGCTCCGTTAACCAGTCATGCTTTTCCATGCTAGTCCTTTTAAGGGAGGTGGTTACCTTCGGCCAGGATGGCCAGGTCTTGTATTACCCGCTATGCAGCCAAAATACCAGCCACAAGCAAATAATAAAGACCACGTGGATGTACAGCAGTCTCACGACGCTGTAATTCCCACATCCATAAGTTCGCTTGCTGGACCCGACGTGGCAGCAGCCACAGAGGTACTGATGTTGTTGGAGATGTTCACCAGCAACATGCGTGCAAGTCGCCGGTTGGCAATAGCCGACCGATCGTGGAAGTAGGAAACCAGGGAAACCTGGTCCACAAAGGCGATTTTCGGAGCTGCTGTGTAGCCGGCGGCGTTACTGCCGGAAACACTCTCCATCACGGGAACTTCAACCCGGATTTCCAGACGGTTCATCCCACTTTTGAGCCTCTTCGAAAA